TTAGCCGAAGTGTTTACGTATACAGAAGCTGCAGCGCCAGCAAGATTATTGGCATTGTTAGCGGTGCCAGAATAATTGGTCGCAGTGATTGTCGCACCAGAGATGCTAATCTGACCTGCAGTGGTGTTTGTATAAACTGTGGCATTACCAACCGCAACCATGGTTGTATTGATAACAACATTTGCACCAACAAACAATCCGTTATTAAAATAATTATTTGTTGATGTGATATTTAAATTACCGCCAATAACAAAATTACCAGAAGTGTTTACGATGGCTGAACTATGTCTAGCATCAGGCAATGTTCCGGTAGTAATGTTGGTAGCATTAGTATAATAAGAAGCGAGTTGCCCATTCAGGTAAGTTGAATTATTTGACGTACCGCTGAAATTCGTAGCATTAATCGTACCGTAAGTTGTAGTGTTACCTACGTAAAGATTATTTGCTTGGAACGGAGCGATATTGAACGAATTGTTTGACTGATCAATGTAAACACTTGCATCTGGTTCTGGAATATAACCATCGAATACTTTCCAAACACCAGTTACGTGGTCTCTGAAGAAACCAGTATGGTGATATGTTCCGTCATTATAAGCAGCAGCAAAACCAAGATCCGGATTTGTATCTGACTGACCTCTAGCAAGACCACCTGATGTATAAGCAGCTGAGTTAGTATTAGCAACTTTAAACGTAGTCGAATTAGCTACCGTAACAACATAAGTGCCATTATAGGACGAAGGTGTTACATTAGTTACTAGAACAGACCAAGTAGGAGCAAAATTATTATTTGCAGTGAATGTAATAACACTACCATTTCCGCTGATATTACTGATGTTTGTCAGAACACCTTGGTTCAAGAATAGCATGTTATCGGTATACGCTACGGTATTACCATTGATAACATTATAAGAACCACTAACCGTTAAGTTACCTGTGATTACTACAGAGCCACCTAGATTAGTATTTCCAAGTGTTGAAAGAGTTCCAGTGTTTACGGCAGTAGAGTTTACAGTCGTGTAAACGCTGGTATTACCAACAGTGATTTGAGTTGTGTTAACAACGACATTTGCGCCAACAACAAGACCGGAAGCATAAACATTTGTAAACTGATTATTCGCACCAGTAAAATTGATATTGCCTGCTACGGTATAGTTACCCGAAGTATTAACATAAGAACCAGAAGAAGCGCCGCCAAGATTATTAGCGTTATTCGCCGTACCGGTGTAAATTGTAGAGTTGACTGTCGCACCAGAGATTGCAATCTGCCCAGCCGACATATTTGTATTGACTGTAGCATTACCAACAAACGCAGAAGTTGTGTTAACAGTTACATTGGCACCAATGTATAAACCCTGGGTGAAATAATTGTTGGCTGCAGTTAGATTAAGATTGCCACCAACCGTAAAGTTACCAGATGTATTGACGTATACAGATGCCGCAGCTCCGCCGAGATTATTGGCATTGTTGGCTGTACCGGAATAATTGGTTGCATTTACAGTACCAGCGCCGATACCGACTGTATTCGTGGTTTTATCAAACGTGAAACCAGCCGAAGCGTTCAGAGATATAGAATCGTTAAACTGAATTTGAGTATTAGAACCAGCAACTCCTGGTAATGGAGTGTACCAATAAACGTTTGCTCCATTGGTTGCAAGTAATTGCCCAGCACTACCTAAAGATCCATTTGCATAGACAGATCTGACGTTTACCGTAAGGACTTTAATCTGATCTAGGAAACCGGTAGAGTTTGCTACAAGAGCTTGATTGGCGGTTAATACGCCTGGAAATCTAGCACCACCAATAGCAACAATTGAACCGTTCGGGCTACCAATAAAAAGTTGATCGCCATTAGAAGTATAAGCAAGCTCGCCATTGGCCAATCCAATAGGATTAGCATTGGTAGTACTACGCTTGATTTGAATCTGATTAGCCATTAAAAGCTGCCCCCGTCTAGGTCCATTTGTCTAATGACATATTTATTGTTTGTTGTATTGAACACCAGCGTGCTGTTATTTGCCGGAGGATTTTGTGAAAGCTGAACGTCGGAAATCGAAGACACGGTGATATTCGCTATACTATTAGCTACAAGATTTGATGCATAAACTATCGCGTTCGCGTAAGTCGTGGCATCATTAGCCAACATAACAGTCGAATTAGAATACCTACTAAGATCAGAAATGGCTGAAGTGGTTACAACAGGAACACTGGATGGCACTGTCAAAAGCGAGCCGTTTTGATTGACTACCTTAACTTTATATTGGTTATTCGTTATCGATTTAACTACGAAAGCCATGATTACCTCGTCACTTGTGGAGTGACCGTTACAATTCCTTCAACAATACGCGATCGAACCCCAGTAAGATCTTCGACCTCAACATCATATACATAACGACCTGCAACAATACTTCCCGTTGTTGCAGCGCCCATAGAAAGAGTTACTTGTCCATTACTATTCAATCCGACATTGAATGTGTAAGCGCTCGACGAAGAATATGTTTTTCTAATCTGAGAATTAGCCGTATAGCCTGTGAAATCGATTGGCTCGTCTGATATGTTGTGGATTGTATACGTTGTATTGAACGTAGCTCCCTGGTCGATTACAATGTTTATTTTAGCTGCCATGTCAACCTCTTATGGAACTATAGAAGTTCTGATGAATTTAGCAACAACATTTGCTGTAGATGGTGTTAGCTGTAATGCAATATTACCACCGTTAATAATAACGTCAAAAGTTCCAAGAGAAACGATGTTGAACAGAGTCCCGTATTCAGTTAGGTAAGGAGTTGTTCCGTCGTGTATAATTGAAATTTTTGTGATGTGGTAATAAGGATTTGGCGTCACCGTAGAGTCCGAAAGCTGCACGGTGTATTCGTATGAACGATATGTGGATGCCGAGACGCTGTCTATATTAGCAGCTGCTGTGCTATTCGTGAATGTATAACTATTTGCGAATTGATGACTGATACCGTTTAGTAACATTCTACCAGCCACAGCAACATTGGAAGATAATGTTGTCACACCAGCAACAGCCAAAGTATTTGAAAGCGTTGCGTTGCCTGTAACGACGATCGTGTTAGTAAACGTTGCGTTGCCCGTCACAGCTATTGTATTCGAAACAGTTATTGCCGAATTTACAGCAACTACGGTTGTGTTTACCGTTAGTATTTGCGACCCACCTGCAGTTATTCCAAAAGTTGCTGTTGCAGGTCGATAAATTCCCGTGTCAGTGTTACTAGTGAACGTAATCGCAGGAGCTCCAGCAGTGCCAGCTGGAACGAAAACATTATTTGAAATTATTACATTATTAGGATAAGAATTTGAAACGTATATTGAGTTCCAATACGCGGTCGTATTACCTAAACTGTAAACAGCATTTGACGAAGGAAGCAAAGAATTCGCGAAACTGGTCGTTCCAGTAACGATAAGATTTACTGTATTCGTGGTAGTTCCGTAAATGCTATTCGCATATACGACGGACCACCAACTGTTGGCATTACCGAGTTTGATAAAATTGTTTGAAAAAGGTATAATATCTCCACCACTAGTACCGGCATATGCTAGATTTCCGCCAATTGAAACGCTACCCTCAATTCTCAAATTACCAGCAATATTACTCGTCACTGCTCCAGAAACGTTCAGCTGGTTTACATTAGCAAGACCACCAATCAAAACAGAATTAGCAAAAGTTGTATTGCCGACAATCGTAGTATTTGTTGTGTTTGCTAATAGCGTATTGCCGTTAATTGTAAGAACGGAAAACGAACCGTTTGCTTTTATTGCCGTATTACCGGTTATTGTAGCGATAGCATTAACGTTGAAGGAGGTAGAGGTTACATTTGTTACAGATGAATTGACGTTCAGGTAATTACCACCAAGCGTAGTATTGCCGCCTGTCGGAACGATATAAACAGCATTAGACGTGATTACAACATTCGAAAACGTAGAGTTAGCGTTGAACGATACTAGATTTGATCCAACGTAAGTGAAAGCTGTATTTGTTATTAGATTGAGCGTATTACCGACAGCAAGAGTTCCTCCGGCAATACCCGTATAAGCCACGAGAGTGTTCGCTCCGAAATAACCATTTACATAGCCATTACCGGTCGACAAAGAACCGGCAGTAGATGTGTCTATGGTAACTGCGTTTTGAGATGCGATACTAGCAAGAGTATTTGTTACGGTTATCCAAGTACCGAAGGTATCTGTATTCGATACGACGTTGGCTACTGCAATAGTCATTTGTTACTTCTGCCCTATCAGTTGTCTCAGCAGAGATTTGATCTCTTCTATATCATTTTTCATTTGTTGATTTTCGTCGACGATCTTCTTTAGTTTCATTTTCTCTTCGCGTTCTTCTTTGTATTTATTTAACTCTTTTACATTAGTGTTGAGAATCGCATTGCTTTGTTTTTCTCTGATTAAATTTTTATTGTCTTTTACTTTTAAAAATTCCGTCATGTTAGACCTGCAGAGCCAAACATCTCATATCGGACATTTTGGGAACGATTTGATACGTGTCGGACACGAGAACGATTTTAACGGCAAACACTTTAAACGTATCAAACACGCCGTCTGCAGAAGTTATGTAACGCGCAATACTGTTATTGTTGGCGTATTTGAACGCTCCAGCCTGAGACTGCATACCAGGAATCAAACCAACAGCGCAGTTAGAAGAAACGAACGAAAGGTTAGAAGCCAATACCATCGAAGTTGAATTTGCGATTTGATTTACCTTTCGTACGTTAATTTTTCCGGTTGTATTGTCTGTGATATAGATAAAATCACCAGCATTGAAAGGATCGGTTGATCCGACCGAAACATTAGCTGAAGTCGCGTTAACACTAGCCGAATTGGCGACGATCTGAACAGAAGTAGGAAGATCGTATACGAGTTCTACATAGTCTTCTTTGTTCACAAGACTGCTTATGAGAGCCGTACTTGTCGTTTCAACTAATGCAGACCAATCTTTAGCTTGAAATGTATCGCTGTCAGAACCAGCAAGGAATTTACCATACACTTTTAAATCAGTGCCTGGGGGTCTATATGCAGTTACGTAACAAACCAAATCTTCAGCATCTTGCTGTTCGGCTAGAATAACATTTTTTGAAATATAACGAGTCGCGCTCGAAGAAATATTGCCCGTCTCTCCGAATGTGGCGACAGCCGTTATGTTAGCCGTAATAGCCTGCGTGGCGTTATAAATGCTGGTGTTTGAGATATTGAAAGTCGAGATCGAAGAAACATTTGATGACACTACGTTTGTAACGTGCAGTATAGATGAGTTACTGAAGAATACAGTACCGTTGGACGTAACGGTAGAATTAGCCTGTTGAACGGCATCGCCAATTGCGAAATTACCAGCAGAGTTGCTGTAAGATATGACGAAACCGTTTATTGAAGTATTCGGATAAACAAGATTATGTGTGGTCGTTACAGAGTTTCTGATTGTGTCAATGTACGGAGTGATTTTTGTATTCGATGTTTGAAGAGTCGCTGTTACAGTTAGAGAACTGTTTCCTACACCAGCTGATGGCGGATTAGCGAATTCGCTACTTCTTGACATAATTATTCTAGTTTTATCTATGAAATCATATGGAATTTCGTTGGCGATTGAATAGCTCGCGCTATCGCTTGTTCTTCCGGTATTATTACCTGTGCCAGAAAAATTCCAATATGTTGCTGTCATATTAGGCTCAACATCTGGAATCGTAGTCGTGATACCTTCATACATCAAATCGTAAACGTCGCTAATTACAACGGAAGCTCCAGAAGTTCTACCTATCAACAGAGCGCCTTGACAATTAGCAAAATTAGACGTTGCATTAACAGCGACCGAAGTCATTGTTAAAAACATATTGTCCCCACCAGTTATGCTTGAAAAGTTACCGGTAAGATTGGCATCATTTTTTACTCTACCAATGATAGCTGCAGGATCAGTAAACTTTAAAGCTCCAGAAAGAGTTAGCGTTCTAGAAGCAGCCGAAGCGCTGTTAACTTGTAAAATCTGAAAGTTAGTTTTTGCGCTCGTACCAACGTAGATAAAATTGCCTACGGCGAAATCTGTTGTCAAAGAAGTGTTTGCGTCGGGAACTGTTATTACGTTACAAGCTGAGGTTGTTGCAACGTTTGCGTAAACAGCAGAAGGAGCGGTTGTTATAGTATTAGATGTAGCCCCTCTCAGACCGCTAACGGCATCAAAAGATCCGTAAGTATTGCTCAATAATACTTTGGTGTTGCTTGCGTAATAAACAGTACCATACGCGGTGGATTGCGCGAGGTTCGCTGTTGAAGTTCCCAGAGGTTGGAATACCATTTCGCCGTTCGCAAAGGTATTGGAACCGGAGATTGTAAGAGATGTATTACGCATATAGTTGTTTGAGACTACCAGCTTCTCTTGTTTTAAAAAATCACCAATTTTATCAGTTACAACCAGGTGATCCGTCAACGCATTATTAAACACCGCTGTCGCCGAAGAAGAAGTAAAATTAGCGATATATGCGGTGTACTTTAAACTTTCGTTTTGCGCTGGAGTGAAATTTAAATCGTTTGAAGAGATAAACAGAGAACCAAGTTGATTGTTGTTGGTGATAGGAACGTTCGAAGATACGTCAGTTCCTCCGAGAGCACCAACCCAAATTTGATATTTTGAATCATTGGCAACTGGAGCAACAATAATCGCGTACTGCTCATTCGTTCTCAACATTACTGGAGTATCAAATTCAAATGTCGTCGCACGAGATGCGTCCGCGCTTGTAGTCACTGCCGATGATTCGATAGTCTTTGATCCATATGGAACCACTATGTTTGTCGGAACACCATTATTCGTTTCTCTAATCTGAACTTCAACTCCAAAAATAGTCGATTTTTGCTGAAAATAAAGATCAAGCTTTGTTAGAAAAACTGCTTCGACGCCAGTAGAAGGCTCATTAATGATGAATGTTTGTGCAATTGGTTTCATTTACTTCCTACTTTATCTTCTTGGTGGTCCGAAGCCTTGACTGATCTGTGAGATATTTGGTGGTTCATTTTCAGGTGGGCAATGCGGATTTGGAATGCTTGTATCAAAATACTGCCAAGTGTCAGTCATCACTTGATTTTGATAAACAGTTCTCGTTTGTTTTTCTTCTTCTATATTTATCGTTCCAGATCTCACCTGTAGATTTGTTTTGCTTTTTTGGACAGATAAAGCAGAACAGAATAGCTTGGTTGAACATTGAGTTTCAACTGCGCCTTCGCCTACGGTTAGATTACTAATGTCAGTAATGCGGAATTCAAGTTCGCCTTGTTTGAACAATCCAGCTGGGATAGCCAGAATACCATAGGCATTACCTGATGCATTGCTGTATAAAGCTTTACCCCAATCTGTAATACCAGCGTACTGGAAATTACCAGAAGCTTTAGAAATATAAACTAAATTTCCTGCGTCAGTGAAATTATTACCACCGGAAGGAACTAAAGCTCCGGAGTAAGGAGCAAGAGGAAGAACGTCTTGATCAAGAGCAATTCCGTCTAGAAAGACGTGCAGCCTTGTATTCGGTTTCATACCTCTCGCGTAGAAAAAAATCTGCCTAGCTGGAACAAACTTCTGAACCGATACATCCGTAACATAATTTCCGATTTCTACATTTGTATCAGAAACGGCTGTGCTAAATCTTTTGTTGATCTGTTGCTGTTGTTTAGAAAGAGTTGTTGTAACATTAGTTTGCCAAGTTTGAAGCTGACCAGCTGCATAGTTACCACCGCTATTTCCGATTTGATTGTCACTAGATTGTTGACCAACAAATTGCGCTGACCCATAATCAGTCCAGTTACCGTATTGCGTTCCAAACATAGAGTTTAGAGAATTTGTAGCGTTAATAAAGTTAGACGACAAATCTAGATTACTATTGATCACCGGACCTTGTGTGATATCCGAGTCAAGAATACCAGGGGGATCAAGAACAACTGTGCCGCGATACGTATATTCACCTTGTGTGCATTTTAAATATTTCGAAGCGAAAGGCTGTTGTTGAATTATGTTGTTTGAAGTATGAGGAAGCATTACGACATAACCCTTTATAACCGCAGTAGAAGCGGAAGGATTAAATTTCATACCAATAGTCTGCTGACGGAAATAAGGTCTAGCCTCAGATTTAGTTTCATCAATCGCGATCATATAATTAGGATCGTTTGTATTACCGATTGAATGGTTCTTAAACGGATCAACAAGGATACCATTTTTAAAACGATTCTGACCTGTATCGCCGCTACGAACAAGAAGCGAAGATGTTGCTTGTTCAAGCAGAGATAAAGAGGTGTAGTATTCTAGTCTGTCAATACGCGTATTGATTTTATTGATATCAGCCATCGTATAACGTTTTGTTTGTAGAATGCTGGTCTGAACAGCATAATCATAACGATTATATGTCTTGGCTTCTGCTGGAGTTAGCGAAGGATAAGGTGCAACAGTAGCAATACCAATGGTCATCGATCCAGGAAGTTCCGGAGGCGGTGCCGGGTTGATTGCTGGCGTTCCCTCGGTTACGAGAATCTCACCGGAAGTTGCTAAGGAGATTCTATCTTTTCTTGGGAGATAATATTGAATTGTTGACTGGTAGTTTGTTCCCGGAGTTGGTAGATACGAACCATTCGCGCCATAAGAATAAAGAGTCAAAGTGCCCGAAGGATTGATCGTAGCAGACCCAACAGAAGAAGCGTTCGCGACTGCCGTATTAACAGCGTAAGGGCGGAAATCGACGCTATCTCTCAGATCAAACAAAGAACCGATTGTTGAAGTGTACTGAGGAATCTGATAAGTTTGAATAGCCGAAGTATTTGATGTGTTTGCATCATCGACAGGGTAAGAAGCTGCGTTGAAGAAACCTACACCCTGAGAAGGGGACGCAACAAAATTATCTACAGAAACAAGTAGCGTTGCGTTTGGAGCAATTGGAGCTGTTGTTGTAAGATAAGCAAACCCATAATAACTATCTCTTTGACCATTATCGATTCTGAAAGATGTAACTCTATCCGGATTTGATGTCGAATACGTTCCGCCGCTGTTATCAACGTAAACAGAATTCAATTTTAGAACATCAGGGATACCAAGGCACCAAGGACCAGTTGTTCCTCCGGAGTTTGTATTAGCCTGGATTTTTACGTAAGTCGATTTATTGATAATTTTGTCAATAGGTTTAGTGCCAGAACGAAGAATATCAAAGTAAACAGATGCATCGAAGTTAGCATTGGCTGTTTCACCAAGAGCGATGTTTGCTGTCGTTGTTGAAGTAATATTGATTGTTCTGGTTGAAGTCTGAAAGTTTAAAGGAGATCCAGCTGGCCAAGTCTTTTGATGATTAAGACCTGAAGAAACAAAAACGAATGCCGAATCAACAACCATAGACGTATTGTTAGAAATCGACTTGATAAGTTTCGTTGCTGTATTACAATACAAATAATCACCCACACCGTAATCGGTCAAGAACGTAGTAGAAGAACCAACGACGTTTGGAGAAGAATTACTTACAGAAACCGTTCCAGTTTTGTTATTACTATAGCCAGTTGTTACAGGAATTACAATGAACGTATTTTCTGCAGACTCTGTCAGATATCCTGTTCCGTAATTAAATGTTTCTGTTCCCGATCCAACCGCAGAAGCTAGAGTAAGAGATAGAGAACCACTTGTCGCTAGGAATGTAGCGTTTGCTCTGTTTCTGTAAGCATACTGAGCTGTCGAAGAAAACCCTTCGCGGCGAATAGCTTTTTGTCCAAAAGGAAATATCGCTGTTTCACCAGCAGATTCTTGAATCTTAGCAATAAAATTTCCGTTGAAATTTTTATCTAGAATGATATCAGCTACTGCCTTTAAGCTTCCATTATAGTAGATAACGCTTCTAACATCATCAATTTTCTGACCAGCAGACATAGAGATATTGAAAACATAAAGGGAGTATTCAGCGTCGACTCCAGGCACACCAGAGTAATATTCAACGCCTCGTACGTAAGCTGTACCAATTTTTGTAGAGGAAGAATAAGATGTACTTAGAAACGTCTTTCCGGCTATGGCTGTTTTTGCGACGCTGTGTAATTCGACTTGCGCAAGTTGATCATTATTGAAATCGCCAACAAACTGATTTACATTAAAGTAATATCCGAAATTGGAAGTGACAAGCTGATTTGTTAGTGTTACATAATCAGTTGCTTTACGTAGGTCGGCTGCATTGTTGTTGATAAACTCTACTCGATAACCCTTGACGTAACCAATACCTGGAGAAGAAATAATACTGAGATAAGTTGAATTAGCCGTGTTCTCTGTGTAGTTGTATTTTTTGTCAGTGCTCAGAAGAAACGGATTTACAATATAGTCACCGTTCGTTTCAAACGTGCGGCGAGCTGTATCTTTTGCTATAGCAGCATATTGAGGATCATTCTTAATTGAAACTGGCAAACCATTCTTAAAATCACAAAGCGAAAAGAAAGTTGCCGTATTAGATACAGAGTTTGATGCTCTTGAAACCAACATAGGGACGAGCTTTAAACGATGAGCTCCGGGAGCGTCGTAGTTTGGAGAGCCAGCAGCATTATCAAGAAGCGATGTGTCAATTTCCGGTGTAACGATTTCCTCATCAGCTTCAAATCCGACAGAAACCCCATCAGGTATATTATTGTATCTGTTAACAACCAAAGTTTGAGGTTCGACGCGAATGAAAAATCCTTTTTTGAAGATTACACCCTCGGTTGTAGTGAAGGCATAACCTTTACCAGTTGAATTTGTAACAGTCGCTACAACTACATTACCAACATTAACAGCGGAGTCAGTTTTGATCTGAACAGTCTCATTGTTGGCGAATACGGTTTGCTGAAATCCATTCGCATACGTTGATGAATTCAAATATTTAAGATAAAGCGTATTCAGATTAGGATTTTCTGATTCGTAACCACTCAGAGCGTTTACAACGCGAGCTTGAAGACCGTTTGTGTTAATTGCAATTTTACCGACGAAATCGTTAATGTTAGAAATAGCGGAGTTGTTTGCATAGTTGTCTTTGATTTTTACGTAATTGTAAGAATTGTCGAATGTGAACGCGCAACCTTCAACGACAGAACCTTCTTTGAAAATATGACGACCGAACTTGTCAATCTGATCTTGTAGAATAGTCTGCATCTGATTGAGTTCGCGTGCCTGAACAGCCGAAGCTGGACGATAAAGTACGCGGTAAAAATTCTTTTTTACGTCGTAATCGTCGAAGTAAGGCTTGCGCGAAAGATCTGTGTCTAGTTCCATTCTATCCTCTTAAACTAAAATTTAATAACAATACGTATTTCTTCTTTGGAAGTCGCCGAACGAGTAACTGGCGTGAAACTTTCAGTATAAATCATTTTTCCAGAATCTCTAACTAGATCTGGGTTTGTAATCAGTAAGTAATTATTGCAAGTGCCAGCAGCGCCCGAAGTTTGTCCGTTAATAGCGTTCGAACCAGCCTGAAAATTATTTACGTCAGATACATCATTCAATACGAGTACTGGATACACCCCAGTAACGTTTGCTGTTGCAGCAACTCCATTATTTATAGTGCGACCCGAGCCGAATGACAGGTTTGCGCTTACAGAAGTCAATTTTAAGTAAGTCGAATTCGCAAAAGTGCAAATACCGTTAGCGTTGGTTGTCGTGTCCGTGACTGTTTGACCGATCGTAAAAGCACCGCTGATTATTGAAATAGACAGATCTTTTTCGTCGGTCGCTGAAACGATTCTACCACTAGCCATCGAAATATCTTGCTGAACATACTCGTTTTTAGAGAACGCGCCAGTATTCGCAGTGAGAGTTACTCTCGCAGTTTGATTGAAACGATTACCGAAATTCGAAGATACATCGATAGTTCCGTTTGAAGCGTAGATACTAGAAACCGTAGCGTAAGCATTTACGATGGCGTCGTACATAACATCGCCAGTAGCAAACTGACCAACAACGTTGCTCATGAAGTATACAGTATTGCTTATTACTGAAGTGATTACACCAACAGAGCCTGAATTCGATTGCGTAATGATCTCAGCCGAGTTTCCGACAGGGAAGTAGATTGTATTAGCGGTAACAACATTTGACGTTGTGTTCGAATAATAACCTTGAACTGTGTTAGAAATATTGAACGTTCCCTTTACATTCTTTAATTGAAGGAACGTAGAGTTACCATATACAACAATTCCTGCAGCATTTGTACTTGACTGTAAAGCGACCTCGCCATTCGCCCAAGTTCCAGAAGTGCTGTTTAAAGTCAAATTAACACGATCAAAATCGGTAAGAGTTATTTTAATGTCTCTGAATTGTGGATTTTGTAAGATACCTACTTTTCTGTAAGAACCATAGCCAAGGATCTTATAGCTCTCGTTTGTAATTGTGTCAAACTTAGCGTCAACCCCAACGTATCTTCCGCCTAGTTCGGTTACAGAATCGTATCCATGCCCGTACAATGGAGAGATAATTGCTCTGGCTTTAGCTCCGATACCGTAGTTTGTGTTGGCGTAAATTGAAACGTTAGCTTGAGTGTATCCGGTGCCTGGATTTACAATGTTAATACCAACAACGTCGTAGCTAGAATTAGCTGCAGTGTTGACAACAGCAATAGCAATGGCATTCGAACCATCTCCAGTTATGCTTACGGTCGGTCCGATCTGATATTCGGTCTGATCGTTCGGGAGGTTTAATTGAGAGACTAGAGTCGCATTACCACTCGACGCGCTGTTCGCTGTCGTTTTAAAAAATACTGGGTAACCGAGTTTAAACGTTCCGTTGGGCTTGTTGATTGTAATATTCGGATTACTTTGCACAGACACAATCTGCGAAAGCTGTAGCGAAGATTCTCCATTTACGTAAAATTGAGTTCCTCCGCTGTTAGCCTGCCAGGATCCCGATACGCTCGATAAGATTACAGTCGAAGAGTTTGAATACGCGATAATTGCATTTGCGCCTTGGTTAACAAGACCGGAATTGGTCATATTAACTTTCTCACCCACGGAGAAATACACTCCAGCAATAGAAGAATTTGTAATAGAAACCTGCACAGAAGTTAGGTTAGTGTTCGAAACGTACCCATTCGTTCTTTTAATTACAATAGATGCAGGCTGCGCCGCTACATTCATTTTATAGTGAGAATTGTTAGAGGCTGTAAAGGAAACACCAAAAGGTAGATCTGTAATCAAAACAGTGGTGTTTACGTTGTTTGCAACCCTACGAATATTACTTACTGTATTAGCACCAACTCGAATATATTCTCCGTTCGCATAACCATTAGCTGAATCATTCAGCTGAGTTCCGTATCCGCGAACAATCTGATTGTCACAATACATAATAGCTGTAGCGGTCTGACCTTGAAGAGTATGCCCAGTTGAACCTACACCTTTGGTTAAAGCTATGCGGGAACCTGTTGCAGTTGCTTTTAGAGCAACAACAGTTGAGTTTGCAAATTCAATATAATAAGTTGTACCAGATGTAAGACCGGCTATTGCCGTATTACCAGCAGAAACTGTATAGGTAATTAGATCGTTGGCAGTATAAAAAGCTGTGGCAGAAGCTACGTTTGCGACCAAATAAGTTACGGTCGTATTACCAGTAGCTGTTCCACCGGTTGAGTTAGTGATAGCTATATTTGATACTGGAATAGTTCCAGATAAATCAAAACCTACTCCAGTATTCGCGATTGTAAACGCGAGACTACCACCTGTTGAGTTTGTCGTAAAAGTGACAGTGGCATTGGTTGTTGCCGATTTAACTGTTATGATATCATTATTGTTATACCCAAGAGCGATTCCTCCAGACAAAGAAATATTGTCTAAACGAGTAAGATTAATAACGTTATTTGAACCACCACCAGTTCCAGCAGTGACCGCAGTGTTAGAGTTGAATGTCTGAGCAGCAGGAGCGGATATTGTAAGAGTTGGAGCTACGAAATAAGAATTACCCACAGCTGTAATATTGATAGCTGAAATCTTACCACTAGCATTAGCCTGAGCATTAGCAGTTGCTCCGGATCCAGTTCCATTGGCTGTGATTGTTACTGTAGCGTTAGCTGTATAACCGGAACCAGCAGTTGTAACAAAAGCAATATTACAAGATCCAACGTTACCGACAGAGACGTTTCCGGTCTTTAAGGTTCCTGAGTACGCTGCGTCAACGATTGGAAACCCATTCTGGAAAAGTGTGTTCGCTGCATATCTTGTTATCTGCACGACAGAACTATTGGTTGCTAATACCTTACCAGAAACGCCGGTATCAGACTGCGACACCGTAGAATTAGAATTAAAGTAGCCTTGCGCATACAAGTAATTAACTTCATCCACAGGCTGTTCGATGAAATATCCCGTCGCGACAGTTCCAGACACATCGGCGAGATCTAGTCTTGTGTAAGTATCAAACGGTTCGTTTACGTATATCTGCTTTGAAGTTCCATTAGACGAAGAAATTTCGCGAATCTGACCTGCTCCGAACCCTGATTTTAAATATATCGAAGATTTTACATAATAATCGTCTGTGTTAGAAGACGATTGAGGAAGCTGAATTACGTAATTACCGACCGTTCCGCCGATATAGCCAGTTTCATAAACGAAGTAACTATTTCCTCCATCGGTAATTTTAATAACATCAATAGAACCCGGAGTTGTGTTTCCTTGAACAGCAGCGTTCGTGCTAACTGGAATATAATTTGCGGTTGTGAATTTAGAGTTTGATGATGCGTCGATCGTATACATGTATTTCCAGACGTAACCATCGCCAGTTTTAAACGTCCCGGAAGTGGACGTAAGAGTTGGTTTTACGTAGGATGTAGTGCCGTTGTTATTGTCGATACACTTATACACTTCGTATTTGTCGGTTACAACGTAGAATTTTTTTGAATAGAGATCGGTAACCGTCTGATCGTAAACGTCGTACTTGGTGTTGATAACCCAGTCGTAACGCGGAATCAAATTACTAACGTCTGAATCAGTAAGAAGTTTACCGTAAAGCAGATCGTCATATACGGTTTGTTCCACCTGAGCAACCGAATTGTTAGTTCCTAATACTGCATAATCGTCATCACCACCAGAGCTGTTAGCCCAAGGTTGTGGTCTAGACGCAAACATGTAATAACCATTTCTGTTATTACGAATGTCAGTGATGAAACCGTTTGCCTGATTTATGTAATGGTTAATCGTAAGTGTTGCCATTAGTTCGCCCAATTACCTTTATGCTATTTATTTTAAGAATAAGCGCGAATTTCGATAATGTCACCAAGAGCAGCTGCCGAATTCAACGCTACTGAAACCCCATTTGTTGCAGTAAATTCAGAATTTGATAATTTGATACCCTTGAACTCATGAATTTCTCCAGCTCCAGTTCTTGTTTCCAAAATATTTGCATTGGTTCCTCCTATAGTGGTTGACAGCGCAATCGAGCTCGAATTTGCAAATGTAACGTAGTAGTATGTATTGCCTGTTAAATTAGAAATTGCCGTATTACCGACAGGAACGCTATAGTAAATCGGATCATTCACATCGATGTAAGTGTTTGCATTCGTAACTGATAATACATCTGCGGTATTATTTGCATATGATGTGTTCGCTATAATTTTATAATTTCGGTAGACATCTAAATTACCAGCTGTATAACCAGTTTGTGGAGTAAACAAAGTCTGATTGGCTGAAGCGACGAATATATCGTATTTTGTTTTTATAAAAGCTTCTGCTTCAGATTGCTCGGACGTAAATTCATTTTTTAATCTGAAACTTCCAAACAAAGCAATACCGGATGGGTGTATCAAATCCTCGACGATGGTTTTGTATACGTTCAACATTCTGTTAACTAAAATATCGTACGAGAAATCTTGATAGTAATAGCTATCTTGTATTTTCATAATATCGCTTACGAATCCTTTATTGCTTCTCCAGTAACCAGTTCCTTTTCCTTCCGTGTCGATAACAGCTGCACCCGTCACAACAACTCCTTGATTTACAGGCGTCGAAAGGAAAACCGTGTCTCCGGGAGAGAAACCGAAACCAGAATCAACAACTTCTACAGCCGTAGCCACACCTTGAGAATTAGCAACAGTTGAAGTGATTAAAGCATCTCGACCTTTGATTCCGCCGAATCCATCCGGATATCTTTGACTGGCGACTTTAGGTTCCAGTACATTGATATACGGATTTGAAGAATAACCAACTCCGGGATTAATCTGAGATAGGAATGCAATGGTGCCGGCTTCAATAGTCTCGAACGATAACGTATCGTTAATTACAGAGTTTAAATTAGCCACAGGATTTTTTGGAGCAAAAGACCAATTGGCATTCAAATTTGCGTTAAGATAATTGTTTATGTAATCCGTATTAACATATAAAATTTCTTTGTTAACGAGACCGCCAACTTTAAATGTCGCTCCTGTTCCACCACCACCAATGACGCTCAAGACAGTTCCTGAAGCGCCATTCGAGTTGGTTACTGTATCACCAACGTAAAAATTTAGATTAGAACTAAAATTGATCATCTGAACGAACGTTGTGTTAGAAAACGTGATAGTGCCATTCGCTGCAGTGTTCGAACTAACTAGCTTATCTCCAATCGCAAAAGACCCAATCGTATTTGAAACATTTAAATATAGAGACGTCGCGACTGTCACTACTGCATTAACACTGTAACCGCTACCGCCGTCAATCAGGTTGAACTGAACCTTACCATTCTCGTCTCTTATACCTGCGATTCTAGCCTTACCATTAACGCCTGTTCCGGATATATCTACCAAATCGCCTTTTTTGAACCCCAAACCGCCATTTTCAATAGCAACTGCAGTAAGCGAACCAAGAATTACAGGAGCATTATTTAAATTTATTTCAGGAACTGATTCAGAAAGAATTCTCTCTCCGTATTTGAATCTACCGTCAATCGTTGAAAGATAAAGCACATGCATAAAACGATTGTTAACGATTTTTTGATTAACTGATTCAACAACAGCAGTCGCGTTTCGGCTACTATTGTAAATTTGTTTACCAATCAATTTTTCCAAGTATTTACTGTCAGACACTTCAATGTATCTTGGAATGACCCATTCGCCATCTGATGGTTTAAAAAGAAAATCACCGGGAATGTATATTTCAATTGATTCATTATAAAGAATTCTGAACAGCAACTCGTACGCGCGCGGAGTTCCTTTTGATCTGTAAAGATCAAGAATATGCTTGACGAGTAGTCGTTTGTCCGCTATAATAGACTCTGGAAGTGATTGAAGATAAGTATTCTTAAAGTACTTAACGAAGTTTGCTTCCGTTGAATCAACGTCGACATAGTCAAGTAGAGACCTAGAGTGATACAGAGCATTACCGGGTGATTCGAGCCACTCATAATACGCTTTCACGAACGCAATGAAGTTCGGACCTTCTTCTTTATAAAAAGCAGGAAACTGCTGGGGAATGAAAGGGGATACAAGCTTCTCAATAGACATTAAATTGGCACTACCGTAATGTTTAGATTAGCATGATCAATCTGAATCAAATCGTTTCCGCTTGCCATAATATCTTGATTCGCAGGCGAAGCGAAGAACTGTATTGACGACGAATCAACAAATCCGTTAATCGTTATCTGATTTAGAGATATTGCACCGTTTACGTAATTGATTGACCCTGCGGTTGAATAAGACTCGTATCCGGGAAGAGTAACGTCTCTCAGATAAACGTTCTTCGAAGAGTTCGTTACTACGATTTTACCTCCTGGTAATTGATTGATTAAGAAGGTATTATTGATTGGATTATAATCCGTATACTGGTAACTTCTACCGCCACTTATAAACGTAGTCGAAGAAAACGAACCTGGAACGATTGCATTTCGATAATTGATATCGATGTAAGTGTCAGTGTTCAAATCTGGATTTACATCTTTTCTCATAACGATAGTTGTTTCGTTACTACTGATGCTCTGATCTGAATCGTTGATTGCGGCTTCCAGTCTTGAGAGTTTGAATTCGATATCAAAGTCAGTCAAGTATTCGGTGTCGTATATTCCTATCGCCTGGTTTACGATTGATTGCACGTCGGCTAATGTTTTGATCGTCGCGGCACTGTCGAATTTGACTTTAGAAGTGACTAAGAGATATAGATAATTTGGATCAATGACTTTAGGTTTGATACCTAATGTGCATTTGTTTTGAAGATATGTTTCGATGTTTTGTTTCTCTAGATCTGAGAGAGGAGCTCCGGAATAGGTCACCGGAGTGATGAACACTTTACCGAATTGAACCGAACCAACAACCGATTCGCCTCCGAACACATTCACTGTTTTGACTTCGGTAAAGTTACCAAGAACCATATTCTTGAAATCAGACATCGTAACAGCTCTGTCCTGAGTCTGATAATGTCTTGGCGCGTTGTACCTAATAGAGTCGATTGTTTCCGCCGAAGCGCCGCCAGAGCTTCCCTTGCCGAATACAGTGATGGTCGGACTCAAGAAACTTCCTAGACCGTTTATCACCCCGATGTTATCGTCAAGTGTGAAGTTCGTAGAGCCGTCTGCAAAGGAACCTGAGCATGTTCTATACGTCGTGTAAACCAGAGCATTATTCAGAGGCTTACGACCAAACACTCCATCTCCGAAAACAATTTCATAACGAGTGTCTTCCGTAGCCTGAAGAAAGTAAATCGTAGAGTTCGAAGTAAGACCGTAAAGGTTTGGAGCCAAATTAAAATAAGTGTTCGCCTGACTGTTATTTTCTGAGACGAGAACAACCATAGAATCTGTATCGATATTGTCGTTTGTCATAACGAAACGCTGAGCTTCAATTGAACTGTCTACAACGAATGCATCGCTGATATATATGCCTTCGTATATGTTTAGATTGGCAGTAAAGTAACCACCCGAAGGGTAGATCACATGCGACTGGTTTGTTGTATATGTAAACGTACCGTTGCCTGATTTACCGGTAAATTTAGTTCCCGAAGGAATCGAGAGCACCGAAAGACCAGTCTGAGGAAAACGCACGTTGATTTGCGCTTCAGATGACTTGGCTGATCTTGGTATGTAGTTTAGTTCTTTGGCTCTTGAGATAACGCTGTTACGCAGCTGCGCCGAGTCTAGGAACATCTCAGATACAGCCATGTTCATATAAAATGCATTCAGGTGTGTATTGTATGTTAGGATGTCAAGCAACACAGACATATTAGAACCATTGAAATCGTAGTCAGCGAATTGCTTCTGTGTTTTCAGATACGTTTTCAAACTTGCTTTTAGACTATCGAAGTCTAGATTTACCAGACTGATTGAGTTATTTGTCATTAACGTACTCTTCTTAGGAACAGGTTTACACTTTGCACTTGCATACTATTTATTATTGAAAAAATGATATTGATAGCGACACGGTCCTCTTCTGAGAAAGAAGTAACACGCACTTCAATCAGATTGACTCTTGGTTCATGAAAACGAATAGCGTTTCCTATAGCGAATCTAAGATTTTCTTCCATAATGACATCGTTAGGCTCGAATAAAGAAGCATACACATCCGAACCAATATTAGGCTGGAATGGTCTTTCGCCTAGATTGGTTAGAATGATGTTCTTTAGTGCCTGCTTGATTGATTGCTCGTTCTTTACACGACCAAGATCTTTGGTGATTGGATGTGGAGTTAGACCGTCAAGGAAGTCCGAGAACAGATCCGGAGTTACTTTTGTTTGGGTAAAATGATCTGATCTTGTTGACATTTGATTATCCTGCAGATATATCTGAAACTGAAGAAGATGCTGAGTGACCGCAAGATGCAGAGTCTCCAGATCTGACTACACCCTTTCCATTAACGAATACTTTGCTCGATCCACCAACTATTACAGCGCTGTTGTGTGGAGTTTTACCGTGGGGAGTTACTGAATCGCCAATCAGCGCTATTTTCTTGCCATGCGCAAAAACATTGGAAGAACTTGCTATAATAGAACCACCAGCATTATCCCCATATACACATATACCAGCCATGTATTATCCTTATGGGTTAAGATTGAGCGGATTACCGACGATCTTGGTTTGACCGAAAGATTCAATCACAGTCTGACCGGTAGATAGAATATCTATGTTAGATCCTTGAATCTCAGTCTTATCTTGAGATGTCGACAGAACTCTACCTTGAGAATCGATAGTCACATCGCCACTGATTGTCTTTAGTGTAATCGTCTCGGCTTCGACCTCAAAATTCTTACACTTGATTCGTATGTTACCACTACTAATGATTTCAATATTACCACTAGAAGTTACAGACCAATCATCGTTTAGTATTTCGGTCTTTACGCCGTTGATATGCGTTACTGAATCTGTTCCAACACTTTTGTATTCTGCTCCAGCAATACCTACTGTTTCATCGCCACCGATTGATTCATATTTATCACCAACAATAGTCTGTGATAAAACACTACCAACGCCGACGACATACTCGCCACCCGCAGCCATGTATCGGTTACCAGCGGTCTCTTCTTTGACAGAACCATCAACATTGACATTCATTACGCCTTTTACTTTTACATCGTAATGACCATCAATAGTAGTGCTGAAACCATCGCACATATAGTAATATGCTTTACCAACTGAATTGACCACGGTTCTTCCGTCTTTATCAATTTCGGCGTAGCTACCTTTAGTATGAGCGATTCGCAGACTTTCTTTATCCGGAGTGTCATTGATATGAATCTCATGACCGCTGCGTGTAATCGTTGATTGATTATACGGGTATTCGGCTTCGAATGTAGATTCCGGATGGCGTCTGTTATTTGCGTCTGACATAATATATCCTTATGTTACATTCAAACCGGTACGCATGTTTTGGCGTTGCCTTGCCAATACTCCTTGCGAACGCATGAAATTGTTTACTGGCTGTGTTGTGCTACTCGACGTATACGTAGCCTGACTTATGTTAGTTTGAAATACAGAGCGAATGCCTGAAACAACAGTTGGTATCAAAGCAGCTACAACTCCAGCCATTTGAGCTCCACCAGCACCAGCACCTAATACTTTAGACATACCAAATGCCTGCGTAAAGTTAAGGCTACCAGAGACTGCCTTCGATAATGTATCAAATGACAGAGGCTGCCCACTCAGTAATGTATTACCAATAGTAGATGTGAAATGATTCTGGGCTGCAAAGGTAGTATGTTCCTGCGCGCTCGCGTAGTTCGGCTCTCCATTTCTTGGAGTGTAAACAGAAGGATTAGTTCCGTTCGGATCTTTCCATTCAATGAATCCAGGATACGGATCATTGTCAACTGTATAATATTGCTGAATGTATCCGTCAGGTGGAGTAGATAATGTATAGGTCGCGCTTGGTTTTGCTGATGTTGCTGTAGCTACAGAGATTGCAGGAGGCGCAGGAACTGACGCAATCAATGAATTGAGCTGGGAATTTGTGGCGTTAGTTATAGCAGCACCAGCTGCAGTTACTGCTCCCGTGGCAGTGTTTATAACTGTATTGATACCACCGGTTATTGCTCCAACAGCTGTATTCAATCCACCAATAACAGAAGCCATTGCGTAGTTAGCTGTATCAAATACTCCCTGATTGATAAGATTTACACCACATACTCGAATATTCAATGCGTTTATAAGTTTCTGAACTTCCTGTACTTTAGAGACAGCAGCATTCAGCATACCGAGAAGCTTGAACAAACCAATCTTTTGGGCAAGTTTCAGTAGAGCGTTTTTGATCGCCTGAATTGCTGTATTTACAATTCCCGAAACAATACCGGCGACCGTGCTTCCTAGGAAACTTATTATTGAACTGATCGAAATAAGGTTGTTGTTCAAACAAGGAAGCGAGGCGAGCGTACCAAGAGGATCAACAGCGTTTACAATATCAAGAACGTTCATACTGCTGTTTTTATTATACGAAGCAGTAGTCGGTAGAGTTGGATTAGCCATTTTTGACTCTACAAGGCTAGTCAAAACTCCGCCAGTTGTGTTACTGACTGCTATGATATCAGTCTGACCCGAATCGATATCCGAAATACTTACTCTGTTTTCATTCAGTGATGTGTACGGATTGTTTGGATTACCTTGGCTTCCAGGAGGTATACTTCCGGTCGCTGTATCGATCGTCGGAGCGCCACCAGTTGTCTGACCCTCTACCGGATCTCCTGCTCTCCCGACAGCACCAAGAATAATAGGAAGCTGATGATCGGCATCAGCCCATTGCCCAAATACTCTAGATCCAACCACAAGACCAACAGGAGCAGTTCCCATACGACCATTAGCGGCTGAGGTTACAGGCTGAACAACCTGCGCCCAGGGTAAAGCATCATCAGGTATGTTCGTTTTATCGTCGTGTCTACCGTAGATTCTAACTTTGACTCTACCTGATTGATGCGGGTCGTGGACGCTAACTACTTCAGCAATGAAAATAGCCGATACCTGCCCAAAATTACGATCTGTCATGCGCCTTCCTCAAATCTACCCTTCAATGCTTCAATGATGCAAGTATATCTAGGTCTCTCCTGAACCAAACCAATCTTATGATGGATTCTAGAAATCAAAAACTTCCCAGACATCAGAGGATCTTCTTTCATATTATTAGTCGTCGCTGATCTGTTTGGTAGCGCACAATTGATTGTCACTCCAGCAGTCAGCTGAGTGTCGCCAGGAACTCTTATCTTCAATGCATTTTGTAATAATTGAGCTATGTATGCCTGGAAGTCAGCAGTTGATTCTGGGATGTGAGTAACCGCTCTTTGTGATATATCGATAGGAATCAGTGATTGCGGTGGGATTCTAGCATTGAAATAACGATTTATGAATCCGGATGAAACATCAGTTCCTTTTCCGCCATCTTTGTAGCTAGTATCAGAAGTTTGAACATCCTTCGTTTCAAACTGCCAGGTAGTAAAGTTAAAAGACGTTACTCTTCTTGGTCCACCAAACGTGATACGATCAATAGAAGAAAGCTGTTGCGGAATAGAAAATGCCAGAATGTTATTGTCTTGTTCGTTGCTCAGCGAGTTGATATTGATAGCGCCAGACTGCTTGAACTCTTTTACAGGCTCGGTCGCAAATCTAGACTCAATCGTGCAGAACCTCAGTAGCTGCTCTTCATTTTCTCTTGTTTCAAAAAATACATATGAAGAGGAACGATTCTCTTCTGTAGAAACCGATCTAGCTCTGATCATTTTGATTGCTTCGAATGGACTCTTGTGAGGAACTAGAACGTTCTGATTACCTCTGGTCTCTTCGACCTCAATTCTTTTTTTAGTAAACAGATATCGATCACATATGTCTTTGACCATATTCGAACAAAGATCATCATAGCTTTTTTGAACATAATTAGTCTTGGCGTACATTGCTTCTTCTGAAACACACTTCAAAACATATGTTTTCGCTCTCTGGCTATCCAGCTGTTGCTGGTCGCCGATCTCATATAGAGCAAACGTGTAGTTGGCTTCTTTGAGGTTTGGACTTTTGAATGTGAATGTGCAAGTCTCGTCGCCAAGCAATCTTAGATTACCAATAATGTCCTGCGTATCCAGAACCGTGATGTCACACACTACTCCAGGAGTAAAAATACTCTCGTAGATAGATGCAGACACAAACGATCTGGTTAGATTGAGACTTCCGCGCTGAGAAGTTACAATCAAATTTGATACTAGGACATCGCCAATAGACAAACTATTTGACATATTACCTCAATAGAGTTTTCAGTTCTTTGGCGAGCTTACCGGAATAATCGCTCTTCAGAACTTGAATGGTTTTGTTTCTCTCGTTGATCTCATTTTCGTAATCGTAGAGGTAAACGGGATCCCAGTAATTCAGTTCCTCTGCTGGTATATTGCTGACAAGAAGTGTAGCTGCTGTATAGTTTTTGCTCTCTGCGCTTTCTCTACCAACAACTGACATCGTATTGATACCAACGTCTTCGGTTACAATACCTGAAGTATGATGTATCGTGAGAGATGTTGTTGACTTGCCACAAACCTGACCACTACCGATTAAAGTTGAATTGCGGTACACGTTTACGATCTCATCAGTTATATAGTCTGAACCATCTACATTGTAACTAACAACATTATTGGTTGATCTCTTCCAGTCAATTGGTTTTCTCTTATAACCAAGAGGAGTAGTCGACTGGTATACATCTCCATATATGGGCTCGTAGAACTTCTTCAACGTTTGAGTGATCGTTTCGAACTGCGAAACGGAGATAGAATCCGGGTATGAATACCAGTTGTTCCTGTAGTATTTGATCTTGGTTACTGAATTAACGTATGAACCATATTTCTTTACTATGAAGTCTTGGAAAGTTGTCTGATCCATATACCAATCATAATAAGGATCGACGATCTTGTTCGTTAGATGTAGAATCCAGCCCATATACTCATCGTTGTAATAACGATCAGCAATGTTGTCAGCTCTTTCGCCCTCTCCAATATCATATGCGTAGTATAGCACAGGACTGCTGTAAACAGCATTTAGAACAACTGCACGCTCTGTGATGTTACGAACGTAGTTGTTCGCGTATTGGATTATTGGGAATTTTTCGAAGTACTTCTCAGCCATTTACGGAATCCTTATCCTAATTAGGATTTTCTCCGGGTGTAACCCCTGTTAACAATCTAGCATTACGAGCTATAGCAGCAATATCGTCGAAAGCATTACCTTCAAAATCATTATTAGTCCAATATTCGATTTCTTGCATCTGAATGCTAAACGTTACAGCAGTCGGAGCTTGAGAACGTTTGAAAAATGACGGACCGGATCCAGCAGCGTAATTAACATCTACACTTTCAACAATACAAGGTTTGAATCTGTAAAGGAATTCGCTAGAAGGAAACAAACTTATAATAACTCTACTTGGGAAAGAGAAAAACAACCCATTGCCTTCAGAGACACCTGGGGAAGCGTGAAATTGAAATGTTCTAACCAAATCTCTGATTATACCAGATTCTTGTTCATCTCTTGGCATAAGTTTCCAGGAAAAACTGTGTTTCTTGAAATTGGGATTTTTGAATAGAACTGTCTGATAAGGATTTACAGCTATTCCAGAATAAGCAGATGCTGCAGCTACAACTTGTGGTACTTGTCTTTGAACAGCTTCGATTGTAGCACCCTGTGCGGCAGATAAACCAGTCTCAAGCGCTTTTCCTAATCCTTCTTCAAGTCTAGAACCACCTGTAGCAGATGAACTTGTTCCAACAGCCGATTCCAAAGCAGCGCCGACAGCAGGTCCAAGAGATTCTGTTGCGTAAGAAACGCTCAAATTGTCTTTCAAATTACTAGGTAAAGGTAAACGAACAGTTCCAGTAGACCTTAAAAACGGAGAATCATTGATTGATCTTTTTTTGTATTCTTGAAAACTGAAAGAAACATAAAAATCTCTATTGTTCTGAACGAGATCTCTAGGGAAAATAAGACCTTGCTGAAATTGAGCAGCCATTCCAGCTCTTCTGTTATACAGTTTAACAGCATCCGCAGTTGTATAAACTGCTATTGCAGCAGCTGCTAAACCCTGAGCAGCTGCTATTCTGTTTGCTGTTATTCCAACTCTTGCAGCTACATCCGCTAAATTCGTTGGTGTATTTCTTGGTTGGTTTCCTGTTCCCGACATTCCTAGTTTACCTTTGATAAATACTGGTTGCTTCTATTTATAATGAAATTGAGAAGATGGCAAAGTACACACAAGGCTATTTCAAACCAAGAAACCCGAAAAAATACAAAGGCGACCCAACCAATATCGTGTATCGATCTAGTTGGGAGCTTCGCTTGATGACTCATTTTGATCAGCATCAGGATGTCGTATGGTGGAAGTCAGAAGAGACAATCATACCTTATCGTTCACCAGTCGATGGAAAAATGCATCGATATTTCCCGGATTTTCTTATAAATACAAAGAACAGACAGGGATTGAGCGAGACGATGCTGATCGAAGTCAAACCGAAAGCGCAGACAGTCGAGCCTAAGAAAAAATCAACGGTGACGAAGCGATACCTGAATGAAGTCTTTACATGGGGAGTTAACTCCGCCAAGTGGGCAGCTGCTGAAGAATATTGTAAAGACAAAGGCTGGAACTTCGTCATCATGACAGAGAAAGAAATCTACGGTAAATGACCGCATACATTTTTCAACAACTATCGCAGCGCGGCAAAGCAGAAGGTATAGACAGGTCTGATGTAGAAGAAGCGCGCGAATGGTTTAGACAGGCTGCGCTGGATGTTCGCACCGTCAACCGTCGCCGAATGATGAATGACAAAAAGAACATCAAGACTGTTCTGGATCAGAAGTCTATTGGCAAAATGTATACGTTCTTCTACGATCCAAAACACAAACAGACACTTCCTTACTACGATTTGTTTCCACTGATTTTTCTTGTTGATTTCAAAGACAACGGATTTTTAGGAATCAATCTACATTATCTCCCGCCTGTATTGCGCGCGAAACTTATGGATGCTCTGTATCAGATCGTAAACAATACCAAGCATAACGATACAACAAAGTTGAAGATCTCTTATCAAGTCTTGGCTTCCGCATCTAAATATCGTTGGTTCAAGCCATGTCTGAAACATTATCTTTGGGATCATGTCGCGAGTAACTACCTAAATATTGAACCTACCAACTGGGATTCCGCGCTGATGCTACCGACAGAACAATTTAGAAAAGCGACCAAGGAAAAAGTCTGGCGCGAGTCGAGAGAGATGATCTAATGTTCAACATCGCAAGATTTTCGGCTCACATAAATAATAGTGGAACTGTCCAAACTAACAAGTTCATTGTAAGAATCCCACCGCCCATAATTTTGCAAAATGGGTTCGAAGTGGTACAAAGATCAATCGAATACAGAGCGAACTCAGTAAAAGTTCCCGGAGTCGATCTAGACACTCAAAACGTTTCGCGTTATGGTGTGGGTCCATCACAGAAATTCCCAACCAATGTAAACTTCACGGACGTTGATATCAACTTCCTCGATAACAATAACAATGCTTTTTGGAAATACTTTGCGAAATGGATGAATGGGATATTTGACTATACTGGGGTGAGTGGAGGAAGTCAGCCTAGCTATAAAGTTGAATACAAACAGTACTATCAGACAGATATTCAAATATTTGTTTTTGATAATGCTGGTCGTCAAACCAACGCTATCATTTTGAAAGAAGCTTTTCCGATTTCGTTGAGTGATGTTAGTTTGTCTTGGAGCGAAAATAATCGCCTGTATGAATTCAGTGTAAGATTTTCATTCAAAGAATGGTTTTACAGTGGTTACGACATGGGTGTATATGAATCTGGTGCAACTATAGGTCCTGGTCAAACAGCACAAGTAGTTCCGCAAAGAACTGAATCGCCTAGACCACCAACAGGTGTCAATCAAGCAGTTGGAAATGAAGGTTTTATTGGTCTAAATGGCGAAGTATCACCGACACCAGTATTCCAAACAGGATCATAAACATTAACAATGGAGATACATTATGCCACTACCTAAAATCAAACACCCAATTTACGAATTTCATATTCCATCATCTGGTTTCGATCGTAAGAAAGTAGAACCTTTCCGCCCGTTCCTAGTCAAGGAAGAGAAGCTTCTGTTGATGGCTAAGGCATCGGAAGATTCAGGTGACATGCTCAGAGCAATCAAGCAAGTCGTAAACAACTGCGCTATCAATGATTCATTTGATGTTGATAAGCTGGCTATTTTCGATCTAGAGTATCTCTTCATTCAGCTGAGATCTGTGTCTGTCAATAACGTCGTGAAGGTTTCTTACCGAGACAACGAAGATCAAGAGCTATACAATTTTGAAATTGATCTGAAAGAAATCGAAGTCAAGTTCCCGGAAAAGGTTGAGAGGGTCGTAAAGATCACCGACGACATGGGAATTCAGATGCGTTATCCGCCAGCATCTTTGTTTGATGACAAAGAGTTTTTGAAATCAGGCGACGATGCATTTTACGAATTGATTGTTCGTTGTATCGATAAGATCTACGACGGTGACGATATCTTCGATCCATCAGACTACACCAAGAAAGAAATAGAACAATTCCTTGACGATGTCGGTGTTGATGTTTTTCAAAAGATACAAGACTTTATGTCCAATGTTCCCAAGTTGTATTACAAGATCGAATACAAAAACAAGAATGGAAACAATAGGGTGATTGAGCTAACAACGCTCTCAGATTTTTTTACGTTGGATTGAACCATAATACTCTAGAGAATTACTACGTTTCCATATTCTCGCTGGTTCAACACCATAAATATTCTGTTGCAGATATTGAAAATCTTTATCCTTTCGAACGTGACATCTTTGTTGAAATGCTCCTGCAATATCTAAAAGAGCTTGAAGAGCACAGGAGAAAAAATGCCTAGATTTGCAACACCGGATCCGGATGACGACAATAGTTTCCCAAGACCTGCGCAGGATGAAGTGAGAGCGATCAATAACTCATCTCGAATTCCTGTGGGTACTTTTGGTTCATCTCAAACGCAGATGAACCCAGCAGTCGGTCTGGCTCAGGCTGAGATCGATGCTATGATAGCAAAAGATCAGATAGCAAAACAAAACGATCACTGGGCTAAAACATATTGGCGTCCGGCGATGGGTTGGCTGTATATGGCTATCTGCGCATTTGATTTTATAATATTTCCGCTTCTCTCTATTATCCTACCGATATTCAGAAATGTTGTTGGTGTGGATTTCCCATACACAACCTGGCAGCCTTTGACTTTGTCTAGTGGTGGTTTGATTCATATGGCATTCGGCGCTATTCTTGGTGTAGCTGCTTGGACACGCGGTCAAGAAAAGATTGCAGGTAGATCGTAATGGCAAAAAGAGCTCTACCGGCAGCAAATAGAGTAACATCAATTGCTAGTGGAGCTGCGCGTGCAGCAACGAGACTTGGGTCTGCTGCGTTCAATAAAATGTTTCCTACGCTTGGTAGGATTCTAAATAAAAGTTCTGGTTCTAAAACTGACAGAGAAGAGTACGATTCTAAAAGAACTAGAACATCGTTGAATGCTTCGTTCAGCAAAAACAACGATACATTCAATGCGATTATTGACGCGCAAAGTAAACAAAATCAATTACTAGAACAGATTCTGTCTGGTCTGAAAAGATCATCTAATCCTCAGTCAGCTTCATTATTGCCTGGGCTGTTGGGTGGTGGAGAAAACGACGGACCGAATATTCCTGATCTACCTGGATTAGATAGACCAGAACGCCGTCAAAAACCAACAGCAAGAACTAGATCTCCTAGATCTCGCTGGTCTAGATTTATGAGATTTCTACGTAGAAGAGCGCCTGCGATATTCGCCAGAATAGGAGCTAGATTAGCTACGAGTGCGGGGTTAGCTACGGTTCCTATTGCTGGTTGGCTTGTCGCAGCAGTTACTATCGGTCTCGCTGTTTCGGATGTTTATGCTCTGTATCAACTTTGGCAAGAGTTTAATTCTTTACCTGAAAACGAACAAGACGACGATGAAGATGAAGATCAAACTCCAGCGCCACCTCCACCGAGCCCAGAAGAACTGGCAACTGCTGAGCGTCAGCAAGAAGCTACTAGAGAAAATCTTGGCGACGTTAGCCAGATGGGTGATACACAAAATGTCACTCCATCAGAACAACCTGTACTCGATGCGCAAAGACAACGTTCTGAGGAAAGAAGAGAGCAGGCTGGTCTTACGGAAAATCTAGAAGATCCCGAAAGACAAAGAATAATGGAAAGGCTAGCTCGAGCGAGAGAGTTAGCAAACAGACCAGGTCAAAATGGCGTTGCTGCGCGAAATTCTATTCCTAGAATAGAAGCAGAATTAGAAAGACACAACGCAAGAAATCCTATTTCCCAGGAAGACGCGTCTAGAATTCAACAACCATCGGCTCCAGTAACAGTAAATCAACCAGCAGCACCAACGAATCCGCCGGTTGTAGCAGCTCCACCTGCATCTGTAGCAGCTCCAGGATTATCTGAACCGTCAGCTACGCCAGCAACAAAAGAACCAGTTGTAGTACCAGCACCAGCATCGCCAGCTGCAACACCGGTAGCAGCAGAGCCACCAACCAAACCACCAGCTCCAGCTGCTCCAGCAACAACTGAACTACCAGCTGCGAAACCAGTAGTAGAGCCTCCACCTGCACCAGAGACAACATCTCAACCAGCTGCAGTGCCGGTAGTAACACAACCAATAACTCCAGCTGCCGAGCCAGCAGTAAAAGC